ACCGACTTCTCAAGTCTGCAAAACGGTGATGGCCTTTTCTTCGCCGGAAACGATTGGCTGTCCGGACTCATCGAAGATGTGACGGGTTCGATATTCAGCCACGTGGGCATCGCGGCGCAGCTCGAGGGGATATGGTGTGTAGTCCACGCATTTTCTCCGTTTGTTCACTCGCTGCCGCTGACTCGGGTTTTGCAAAACTGGCAGAACACTGGAAAGTCATATCCCGGCTCTATCGCGATTGCGAGGTGGAACACAATGACCCCGACACAAGCCGTAATGGCGATCAGTGTCGGCGTTAGCCAGTTCGGCGTGGCGTACAGCGACATGGACGTGGTGAAGGATTCTATGCGCGAGGCGGGATTCCCGATCGCGCCGGAATCACCGGATGGAAAGTCGTGGGATTGCAGCTTGCTTTTCGCCGCAGAGTATTTTGCCGTGGGCTGCGCGATCCCGCCGAACATCAAGGGATTTACAGCGCCGGGCGATTGCTGGGCTCCCGCACAGATGCAGCCCGTCGGAACGCTGTTGTTAAACCCATAAGGAGAACTATGAAGCGATTTACTTACTTGCTTCCCATAATTGCGTTTTTGGCCATGGTTGGTTGCGCCATCACCCCCAATGGAACGGCACCGGTCGTGACGGATGCTTTTATTGTCGGCAATGCCGAGGGGTTTGCAAGGATCGGACTTGCTGCCATTCCCCCGGCCGATCAGGTTGCCGGGGCGCAGCTTGGCTATGAGGTCGCATTGGCTATCAACAGCGCGGCAAAAAATGGTGTTTCTCAGGCTGCGATTCTGGCTCTGGCGCAGAAGTATCTCGGCCAAGCCGACCCGACGTGGGGTCCGGCGATCGGTGGATTCATTACCCTGATTATGACGGACGCGGCGCTCTACTCGAACACTTCCGTATCAACTACCGCGCCATCAACACAGCCCTCCACCGGGCAGTTCCAAGAATTTCTCGTGGATGCCAGTCAAGGCGTCGAAAACGCTTGCCTATCAATTCCCGGCGTCGGCACTCCGTCCAGCACCGCATTATCGCTTGAGCAGGGTGGGAGTGGCGGGATTGTGGTTAAGCATTTTTCGTGGACGCCGAAGCCATGAATAAGATCGATAAGCTGAAAAGAAAAATGGTTCTTTCCCAAATTTTGGAGGTCATGATCATGGCAGACGTAACAGCACGGTTCCGGGGATTACACCGGCGCAGGCCGATGCGATCGACACCACCCGCGCAGCTTTCAAAGGTCATCGCGGCACATAAGTAGCGCCAATAACAGCGGCATCCGGGCTAACCCTTGGCTGCCGTTTTAGTGCGCCGGACTGACGCCGCCGCCGCCAGTTCACCCCCTCTGGCTCGCCTGCTCGTTCGGCGCACGATCCAATGTGCCTGATGCTTCAATGCCGCCCAAACCTCGCAAGCCGGTCATGCCCTGGCAAGCTGATTGTGTCGAGTGCGCCTATACCGCTCCTGATCCGATCAGACCACCAGTTCGCTGCCCGAAATGCGGCGGCTTTTCATGGGGTAAGTTTGTCGTGCCGAGAAGTTTGCTGATGAATTCAGGTCAACGTGAAAAATGACCGGAGACCAACAATTCAATCTAATTTTAGCGCTGTCCACCTGTGGCATTACCACGGCGGGTCTTGTAATTGTGGCGTGGATAGGGGCGAGAAACGGCGACAAAAGCGATAAGGTCATCAAGGCGACCGCAGAGCTGACAGATAAAACCGACGTGGTGCATGAGCAGATCAACGGCCATATGAAAGAGATTAATGAGCAGGTAAAACAGATTGCCCATACCGCCGGTGTTCAAGAGGGCATCGCACAGGCAAAAGCGGAGTCGGGAGACGCGGAGGCGCTCGTTGTTGGAAAGGCCATCATGGCTGCGGACAAGCCCACCCCCGAAGATGAAGGACCGGCAAAAACAGAATGAGTGAAGAAACAAAATCAGCCCGATTGGAGCGATTTGGAATATTGGCGGCCATCGCTGCCACGTTGCTGACTATTTTCGGCGCGATCTTCGCCGGCGGTATTCGGCTCGGTCACATCGACGGCAAGCTCGACCAGCATTCTGCCGACATCGACAGAATCGGAACAACGGTCGATCAGGGCACCAAAAGCATCAGCGATAAGCTGGATAAGGTTTCAAGCGAGGTGGATTACATTGGGGGCGCGGTATGGGATCAAAAACATCCTACGCAAAGCTCGGCGACTCAACCACGCAATCCAATGGCGAGTGCGTCAACCACGCAATCCGGTATCGCCTCTTGGGATTTGGCGGATAAACCTTAACCATGCTGCTCATATTACTCATCATCGTGCTGGTATTTGGCGTCGGCAGCGCGCCGGTCTGGCCGCATAGTCGGGAGTGGGGTTATGGGCCGAGCGGAATAATCGGCGTGATTCTGTTGGTGCTATTGCTGATGATGATTTTGGGGCGTTAACGAGGAGCCAATATGGATAAGTCGCTATTTTTTTGGATCATCTTCATTGTCGCCGCCATCCTTGGCATCGGCGGTCCCTTCTACGGTCCATGGGGTCGCGCTGCTTCGATTGGCGCGTGGATCGTCTTGTTGCTGCTGATTGGTATCTTGGGTTGGGCCGCATTCGGTCCTATCGTTCGATGAACGGCCACCGCGACTACGACAAACACGGTTGCGGATGCGTGACGGCGATGGTGCTGATATTGTTGGGATTTGGACTCGCTCTTTTGTGGTGGATTACGGCGCATAGTCAATGAACGAAACTTTCAACGCAACCATCATCGGCAGCAACGGCACAACGATTGCCCTCAGTGGATCGTTGACGCCATCCGCGCCGGTCATCATCCCGCCGCCGGTGATTGTCACTCCTCCAGTGGTGGTTGCGCCACCGGTCGTAACGCCGCCGGTTCTGGCCGCATTGTCCGTCACGGCACTCCCGGTATTTCCGGGGCAGCTCTATACCTCGGATTCGCTGGAGATTCCCGGGCTGCCGAACGGGTTTCACGATTTTTCGCAGGTTGTGCCGCCCAATGCCCCGGTGGTCAGCAACGCGAGCAATCCGGCCCATCTGCCGACCGACTTTACCGATTTCAATTCCGCAATGGGCGCCGCGATCGCCAATGGATCGGGATTCGTCCTCTTTCTCGACGGCGACACCTATGGCACTGCCTGCGTCAATGGGAATTTCTGCGGGATCAATGGCTCGAGCACGAAGTGGGTTGGCTTTGGCCGCACTGGTCGCAAGGGAATCACCGATCTATCCGCCGGCTCGCGTCCCGTGCTGCTCAACGGCATCGGCGTTGCCGGCTCGCCCGCCAACGGCAAGAATTATGGAGGGCCATTAAGCCACTTCGCCGCGTTCGGCATCGACTTCTACGCCGATCAGCGTGACCCCGCGAGCAAGACGTTTAATAAAGCCTATGCGGGCCAGGTCGGTTGCATTCAGATGATCGATCAGTCCTGGGGCGGCGCATCCGATCATATCGTGGTCGAGGATTGCCGCGGTCGATTCTTCCAAAAGATGCTCGACTTTGAGAGTGCGGCGGCCTATTCGATGAACACCGTCGCCATCTGGAGATGCACGGGCGTCGGCTGTTATGGCCAGAAATTCACCGCGTTCGATTATCACGTCCGCGATTGCCTGGTGGTGCAAAGCCTCTTCGATAACAGCGGATGGAACGAGACTGCCGCGCCCAAGGCCGATCCGACCGGCATGGAGCAGGGATTTTACACGGCCATCAATCCGACCACGGAAACCGCCGATCCGCAGCACCGCTATATCGGCTGCTGCTTCTCGCGGGCCGATTCAGAGGGATTGGAAGGCAACGCCGGTGGGCTGATCGACACGTCGCTCTTTTTGGCCAACTCGATTGCCGGCTATGTGGGCGTTTATCAATCGGGCATTCACAATTGCGTGGTGGATGGCGGGGGCGACGGCAAGGGTGGCAACGAATTCGATTTTGCGGGCGCGAATGGAATCATGATCGGCTCGGCTCTGACGCTCTCGACGGCGACATTGCCCGTCCCGCCGAAGATCGACGCGAACACGCGCGGCTGGGGATTGTTCCTCGACGCTTGCCCCAGCGGGTTTTTGGATTCAGTGACGGTCATCAACAAGCCTGAAGTGGTCAACTGCGGATTCGCATTGGGTGTCCGCGTTGCCGATCCGGCCAAGCAACTGAAATCACTGGCGACGATCGCGGCGGTCACGAATTGCAAGGTTTACAACTGGTATACCTGGAGCAGTAGTTATCCCGACCCGACCAAGGGCGCGCCGAACGTGCTGAACCTGAACGGACCTCCCAACGCGACGATTGCCTATTCGGGTAACTACTTCCCCGGTGTGACGGGCGTTGCCGGCGTGACGGGGACGATCCCGAATTACGTCGATCCGACGCGATGCGCGCGGACGTACGCACAATCAATCGGGCTATCAGGCGCTCCGGCGCTGCTGGCCGAGATGCAGAATCAATCGAGCTTCAATTGGAGTCCAGCGCTGGCTCCTGATGTTGTGGTGAATTGGATTCAGGCGGGGTTTGAGGTGGGTCCATGAAGCGATCCCTCTACATCCTCGTCTCCATAATCGTCGCCATTGCCGGGCTGATCGTCTCATTGCCGGTCATCATCGCTGATGCTCAGGGCCAAACCCTCCCCGTAACTGTCACAGTCCAGCCCCCAACGCGGCCAGTCGCTCCACTCCTGCCATCCGGCGATAGAACCGGCAAGCTCGACACGCTGGCAATCGACACCGCTTGGTACAACGGTAATGACGTGCTGCTCGGAATGGGCGCGTGGTATCTCAACTACGCCCACCGCCCGGCCCACGCGTCTCTGGACGGCGCGAATGAATATCTGACCGTCATCGTCCCCGTTGGTGGCTGTCAGGATGCGATTCAAGGCACCGTGCTTGGCTCGGGCGTTCCAGCGTCGATGCGTGAAACTCCGGGCGTCAACGATGGTGGACACATTTCCAACCTGACGTTCGATTCCACCACCGCACCCAACACGAATCTCTATCACGAAGATGCTCTTGAGCCGCAGTTAAATTACTCGAATCTGCGGATCATCCACGGCAACGGACCGGTTTGTAATTCGCCGGGCGCGACTTCCACCAACATCGAATTTATCCACGGCAGCTTGCAAACGGACAATAACTACGCCAAATATTCCTATCTGGCTTGGTATGGGATGCCGGACAATGGCATGAACGAATGGCAATTTGGTGGCGACGGAATCAGCGTTGCCCATGTTCTGTTCCAAGACACGCAGCGGGCGATTGTATTCCACTCGGAAACCAGCAATGTGTCGTTTCTGGATATTGATTGCGAGTCGGTCAACGCCGGGCCGACAAACGCCAATGAGGTGATCCTCGACGAGACTTTGGCCAAGGTGCAAAACGTTCTTTTCGATCAGCTTCAAGTCCACAATTGCCGTGGCTCTGCTTTCGATCCCGGCACACTTGGCTTCATTAACAACAAAATCACCCACTTCGATATTTTGGGCGGAGAGGGGATTACGTTCGGCTACAAGAATAATGCTGCGGCGACTTCCACAGGGAACGTCTTTAGCGAAGGGCAGATGACTGACTGCGGAACCTTCGCATTCTTCGGCAGCGTCGGTAACTCCGTGGATCATCTGGCGATCATCAATCCAAAGCCAACGTGGGGCAATCAGCAGCAGACGGAGCTTGCGAACTACGGGCCGCAGACGTTCTTTGTCGGTGCGGCGGGGAACACGATTGATCCGCAGACGGTGACGGTAGTGGGATTGCCGGTGGGGTGGAAACTGGGATCGAACGGTCAATAGGATTTGGAGTAACCTATGGGCGGAACTGGAAACGGGAAATTCTACGGAGCAGCGGTTGCCGCGATGCCCCTCCCCACACTTTCGGCGTGGGAGCCATGGTTTCAATCTCTCTTGGCGAATCGAATCGCCTATTGCCCCCTCGTTCAAAATGCCACCTATTTCTTCAGCAACTCAACCTCGGGTGCTTCTATAGGCAGCGACTCTCATGATGGATTGGACGGAATTGGACTTGCTCTATCGGCTGGATCATATACCGCTTCCACACAAACACTGACGGGTAGTTCGTCGGCGACGTTCGTATGGTATCCGGGCGCATTGGTTTATTTGAAATCTGGCGTGACAGCGGGGTTATACAAGTTGGCGTCCGGTAGTATTTCAGGGGGTACATTTACCGGAACGCTCGCTGTATCCGCTGATACGACTATCGAAGGATCACTTGCCGCGCCCCTCTCAAACAATTCCGGGGCGGTTACGAGCAGTAACGGGCCGTATCAAACGCTGGCCAAAGGTGCTGCTATCATCGCCGCGCTTCCTAGTCCGTATCTGGCGATGAACCTGCGGTTTAGACTTAATCGCGGCAGTCCCCCTTGGTATGCGGATCAGGCCAATAACAGCACACAATGGTCGATTCAGGGCAACTATTTTACTCTAGATTCCTACGGAGTTGGATCAGACCCGGTTTTGAGTTACTACCGATCCACCGCGCTGACATCTGCCGGTTGGAGCGTCTTCAGCAGCGCTTACCCAAATGTATGGACGCGATCAGCGCCGACTGCTACCGCGTGGTCAGGCGCTACCAACTATGTTCCAAACAACTGGGTTACAGGCAGCGATAGCGTAACCTACTCAGCCAAGCTACCGAGCCTCAACAAAACTCCAGCATCGGGGGCGAATCCCACATATTGGGCGGCATTGGTTGGCACTGGAGTATCGTGGATTCGTGAGCGCAATAACCCGATTCGTGGGTATATGTGTTTGGCGAACCAATATCAGCAGGTCGTCACCTACACCCCCAGCGGAACACCGGTAGCCACAGATACCGTTACGGTTACACTCACTAATCTGAACGCGACAACGCACGCGGTGGGTCCCGTCACTGTCGGGGGCATAACTCAAGCCGCCGCGATTAGTGCCATGGTGGCGGCGTGGAATGCTGATCCCGTCGCCGCTGCCTATGCGACCGCCAGCGGAAGCAGCACATTCATCCTGACAAGCACGACGGCCACCAATTCAGCGGGAAACACAACCGTGTTTTCTATGCTGATGTCAAACGCGGCGCTGGCAATAACCCTTGGTGGAGGAAATACTGGAACGCTCTCATTTTCGGCGGGGGTTTCTACAGCGCCGGTAACTGATGCCGCGAATCTTTTGGCATGTCAAAATACTCCGTATAGTTTTTGTCTGACATCCACCGGAACCGTCTTGAACGTCAATCCCGGTTACGCGAATATTTCAGGGCAGAATTTCCCGGTAAATGCCGCGTTCGGGAACAACCTTTTTGAATACAATGTGCAGCAAGCTGTGAATTATCCGGCAATCTCTGTCCAGTTCGCTGATTCAGTTCGCATTCAGGACATTAGTGTAGATGGGTGGGGGCAACTGACTCCCTCAAGTGGAATCTCCAATCAATCAAATTACAGTATTTATCTTGCACCATCGGCACTCCTAAACTTCACCGTTTCTGGGATCACTACATGGCCGACGCCGGGAGCACTATATTCCTCAACCAATGGGATGCAGTACACTGTTGTGTTATCCCCCACAACCGGAACATCTGGCACGATCTCGACAAACCTTACCGATTTACCCGGAAGTACCACCCCGCCCTATGCTGGGAGCACCCTCACTAAAGTAAGCGGTACGGGTGATTCAAGTATCACCTTCAGCGCTTGTGCATTTGGCGCTCCTTGCGAAGTTCTCGGCGTGGGACTCAAGGCTCTTTATAGCGGTTATCATGGGATTGGTCTTAATCTTGGCTATGGTTTTACCGGGAGTAGCGGCGTTGCTACTTTGGTCAATTCCACGGCTGGATACGCCACTGAAGAAGGGGCTGGAGATTATCCGATTATCTGCTTCGATGGAATCGGTGACGGTGGTAACAGTGAGGGAGAATTCATCGTCTATGAATGCGAAATACCCTATGGAGCACTCCCCAATGACACCGCTAGTTCTGGAGAAAGTGCGCAGACGGCCCACAATTTGCGCGAGTCTGGTCAACCGGGTTCTGGAAGCGGCTCATTTTATGGGCATGTTATTTCAGGAACAGTCGGCCTATACATCCGTGGTAATTGCACCATAGGCAACGGAAGACCCAATTCGCCCAACAGCATTGGAGGAGGTCCACCCACGCCAACCGCTGCTACGCTCGCCGCGGTCAGATCGTTTATTTTCGGTGAGAGATGTTTGGGATTTCAGCCCATGAACAATCTCTTTTTGACGAACGCTAACGGAGTTGTCTTTAACAGTATCTATGAATTTTCGTCAATACCGGGATCGAACGGAACTGTGGTCTTAGGTGGGTGGGGTTGGAACAATGTCATTCGAGAAAACAATCAGTTCCAAACTGGCGGCGGAAAACCATCAGACGGTTACTACAACACCGTCAGCCAATCCGGCATGTTAGGAAGTTCTAGCAGCGAAGCGACAACGGCACTTTGGAATTGTACGCTTGAAATTCTTGAGGGTCGCGGCATCGATCAGATAGGTGTATCAGATGGGGGAAATGTTCAATCGTCACTGACGGCTACGAATTGCATCTTCAAGACTCACAACAATAGCGGTTACACCAACTATCTGGGCATTCCAAACAACTCCACCTCCCTTGTGAGCAATGCTTACTGCGGGCCGTGGCTAGTCGGCGGGGCGGGACCGGCCACGTCATCATCTGGATTTAATGCGGATACTACCGGACTTGTTTTGGCGGGCGTGGCAACGACTCATCCGCCAACCGCCGACTCGCCGCTTATCGGTGCCGGCTCTTCCGCTCCCGGACTTCAATACGACTTGAATTGGAACTTTCGGCCAGCGGTTCCGTCGATAGGTCCGTTTGAAGCAATTACTCCTACTAGTGGTTGGGTTATTCCTCTGGCGGATACGGTGGAAGCTGGCGTATCGTTTGGTCCGGACTCTAATGGGGCAACTACGGGGACATTAAGCAACGGAGCGAACATGACGACCGTACCTTTCAGCTTCACTCCCACGGTAAGCACGGTTGCCACAACGACTGCGGATATTGTCACTCAAAACAACAGTGGAACGATGACGGCGACCATCGCTGCTCCGGGGAATGGAACTCTTTCTTGGCAGCTGATCGGAAGGAATCAGAGCGGGGATACTGGGGTGGTATTGCGTACCGACGCATCAACCCCGCAAGCGGAAATCTTGGAATCAACCAGTACGGCCAATAGCCCAATCTCTCCATCAGCGGAGATTATATATAATTTCAAGGGGTTGCCTCCCATGCCGCTCTATGCTTTCAAGCTAACTGGCGGCAACGCCAGCGGCGAAACGGCTCTCGTTTTCGGCAGCACCTAAATGACCATCAACCTCACTATCAATCCATCCATGGGGTCAATATCAGCGGTGTCGTTAAACTCGCTCGCTGATATTTTCGGCAACACGCCATCCGGCTTCATCTCGCCGGCCGACTTCGCAAATATAGGTGGGAATAACTGGCAATATGCGTTCGCCGGAACAAGCGTAAGTTATAACTTCACCTATGCCCTCACTACAAGCGGTGGAATTGGAATAGGCGTCTTCTCGGGAACAACCCAGGGTGTGGTTGGCTATCAAGGTCGTTACATCAACAGCACGATTCTCAATCAATATCTCGGCTCGATCAACGTAGCTATCCAAAGCGATGCAGACAGCACGGGTCAGTCCAACTCGCTCGCCATACAGCAGTGCATCATGGGCGCCGAAGATGAGTGCGACGGAATAATCAGCCCCAGTCCAAACGGTAGAATGTGTGAGTACAACGTGCCGCTAAATTTTGGAACCAATTCAATCAACGCGGCGCTACAGCGCGTGTTATGCCAACTGGCTGGAGCGGATCTGTACGACAAGCGAATGCTGGTAAGCTCATCCAAGAAATCATCGGTTCCGTGGGGTAATATCCGTGACCGGGCAATCAAGTGGCTGCGTAGCGTGGCGAATGGTGATGTATCATTACCAGGGGCTGCCACAACTTCGGTATGTACTGCGCCAACTGGTGGATTCCAGACGGTTGATCCGGTTGGACGAAGGATTGCTCCGAATGGCGCACCGCTATATCCGTTTGGATGGAGCTTTGGAACCTTCGCATTAGGTCAATGGTGGGGGGCTGGATTTGGGTGGTGGGCATGAAGTTTCCCAGTTTATCCCATAGAAAAAGGGCGTTCCTCGCGGCGTTTGCCGAATGCGGCGTTATCTCTCGCGCAGCAACAGAATCAAAATGCAGTCGCCGCAATCACGTTCGCTGGCTTGAGGAAGATGGGGAATACGCGATCGCATTTGCAGAGGCGCACGACGAAGCCAACGATAAATTGGAGAGTGAAGCTCGCCGACGTGCGCATGATGGCTTGCTCAGGATGAAATTCTATCAGGGCGCTGCGATCATTGATCCGCGAACGAATCAGCCATACGTCGAACATGAATACAGCGACACGCTGCTGATGTTCCTGCTCAATGGCGAGCGCCCGCAAAAGTTCAAGCACAACGTGGACATGACCAGCGGCGGCAAGCCAGTTAATTTCACCTTGAACATCGGTAATCGAGACAGTGGAAGCGATCCAATATAGCCGTCCCAAACTCTACGAAGCTCAACGAAAATTCGTAGACTGCGAAGCGAGATACACAATCGTTGAGGCCAGTACAAAAGCTGGCAAGACCGTGGCTTGCCTCGTGTGGCTTTTCGAGATGGCCATTAAGGGGAAGCGCGGTCAACATTTCTGGTGGATAGCTCCGATCTTTCCGCAGGCCCATATTGCTTACGAGCGACTAAAGAAATGGCTGAACGATTCGGGACTGGGTCGCGAAGTTTGGAGAGCCAACGAAACAAAGCAGCAGATAGAAATCGGGGGGCGATATATCGACTTCAAAGGCGCTGATGACCCCGACAGCTTGTACGGTGAAGATGTTCAAGCCGCGGTCGTTGATGAAGCAAGTCGGTGCAAGGAAACCGCGTGGCATGCGCTACGGTCAACGCTCACGGCGACAAAGGGTCCGGTCAAGATCATCGGCAACGTGCGAGGTCGAAAGAATTGGGCCTATCAGCTTGCCCGTAAAGCAGAGTCGGGCGAACGCGACATGGCTTACTTCAAGTTAACCGCGCAAGATGCGGTTGACGGCGGCATATTCAGCCAGGCAGAAATCGAAGATGCCAAGCGTATGCTGCCCGCTGGTGTATTCCAAGAATTGTATTTGGCCGAGCCATCTGATGACGGCGGTAATCCATTTGGTTTGAAAGCCATAAATGCTTGCCGGATAGATAAGCAATCCATAGCTCCGCCCGTCTGTTACGGTATCGACTTGGCTAAAAGCGTGGATTGGACATGGATGATCGGGTTGGATCGGGATGGTGTTGAGTGCGCGTCTAATCGCTGGAAATCAGATTGGGGCCAGACACGAACACGGATCATAGACGACACCGGATCGGTTCCAACACTGGTTGATAGTACGGGCGTGGGCGATCCCATCGTTGAGGATTTGTGCCGGGCCAAGATGAGTATTCAGGGCTTCAAGTTCTCATCCAACAGCAAACAGCAATTGATGGAGGGTTTGGCGGCCGCGATACAACAGGGGCGAGTGAGATTCGCGGACGAATTGCTTATCAATGAGCTTGAAACATTTGAGTATGAATTTACGGGGCGTGGCGTGAAGTATTCAGCGCCCGAAGGACTTCACGACGACGGCGTGTGCGCGTTGGGACTGGCTGTTCGGCAGATGGAAGAACCAAAATACGCGATGGACTTGAACTTTTCAGGAATGCTGGCGAAGGCGAAATGAACACTGAAAGAATTTGCATTGCTGGTGGTCCATCGGCAGGAAAAACGACATATGCGATGCAACTTAGTACAGATGTCATTTATCACACGGATGATTTGATAGAAAATCACAGTTGGAGCGAGGCTAGTCAAATAGCCTCTGAATGGTTCAATGAGCCAGGGCCGTGGATCGTGGAGGGCGTTGCGGTTCCGAGGGCATTAAGAAAATGGCTGGCCGCAAATGAATCAAAAAAGCCATGCGACAAAATTATTTGGATGAATGGATCATTTGTGGAACTATCGCCGGGTCAATCGGCAATGGTTAAAGGATGCAAAACGGTTTGGAATGAAATTGTTGATGATTTACATAATCGAGACGTTGAAATAGTCGAAATAGGAAATTCTGAAAAATGAGTCAATTCGGCGGTGTGAATCAACTCGGCTTCGTGGGCGATTGGTACTTCGGCGGATTCCCCGGCGCTGGCTGGGGGATGTATCAGGGCGTGGCGATGGATCAGCCACCTGTACAGCCGAAGCTAGCCAAGATTGCGGCGCCATTAGACAGGTCGTTATCGGTATCCACACCGTACACGATGGATTTGATGGCTGGGTATGGGTTTGGATTCACCAGTGCATTTGGATTGTCGTACGATCCGTCGCCCCCGTCCAGCCCATGGCTATTCTGGTGGATGCGAAAACATCCGGCGATCGTGCTGGCTCATGCGGCTTCAACATTGCCGTTCTTGGCATCAACACGAAAATATGAGATTGACGATGACAAGGGCCAGCCCAAACTGGCCAAGCAGATGGCGGATGATGCCAATAAGCATCTGTTGGCATGGCTCAATCGTGCGATCCGCCCGGCCACAGAGTCGATGAACTTCGGCCAGTGGCTTCAAGAAGTGGTATGGGGGACAGTTGACGATCAAACGGTGCCCATCGGCCTCAACTCAGTGCTTCCAACCGAGGCAACGTTGCATTGTGACAGGCAGCGCCAGTTCGCGGGTTATCAGATTGGGACTGAGTATCGTGACAAGCGGTATGGATTTCTGGCTGTTGAACAACCGCATATACATCCCGTTCTGGGCTATGGGCGTAACGAAGCCGCGAAGAACGATTGGTGGCGGGCGTTACAGACTGACATCAGCGGCGATAAAGCAGCGATCAAGGCAAGCGGAATCCACATGATGATGTCGATTCCCAAGGGGATGACACTGGAGGGTCCGAACGGACAGCCAATGACGGCACCGATGATCGCTAACCACATGGCTAATATTGCGGCATCCTGCAATGTCTTCACTGTTCCAAGGTTCGCTTGTTCATTGGAAGCGATTGAGCGAAATCCAGAGCTTGCCAAGATCAATATGGTGGACGTTAAAGAGTTTAATTGGGGTGACATGGGTCCGTTCATCCTGTCCATGCTCTCCCGCCTGGATCACTGTTATAAGAACATGATCCGATCATGGCTGCATCCTGAACGAGAAAGCACGGAAGGCAAGTTCGGCACGAAAGCGGAGAGCGGAACGCAAGGCCAGGCCATCGGCGTGAGAGATTGTGAAGCAACTCATGCGAGACTATGCCAGCAATGGGACGATCAGGTAACTGCGACGTGGCGGCTGACGAACTACAGCAAGGATGCGCCGACGATAAAATGTGTGGCGGCACCTCTAGCCGACCAGCAACAGGAGTTTTTACAGGGTGTCGCTGATGCGCTAATTGTGGATCGGAACACGGGGCCACTGACGCAAACGTACATCAACAAACCTAAGCTGCTTGAACGGGTTGAGATACCGCAGAACACGCCAGAGGAACAACAGGTTGAGGAAGCTGAGATCAAGGCCCAGCAACAGCAGGAGCAACAGACGCAGCAAGCCAATCAGAAGGTATCGGCCAGCGCGGATCGGTTTGAGCAGATGGGGATAGATAAGACTGCGGTTATGGCAAGATTATCGCGGCGGGTGAATGGTAATGGGCGGCATTGATGGGTAGGATAAATTCATGGATCAAACAACCGAAAAACTCGTGGCGCTTATCCGTGAAGAAGAGTTAGTCAAGCGCCGTCGCAACGGGCACCTTATCGGGGCGTGGCGTGACATTGAAACCGGTGAGTTGAAAGACTTCCACGGTACTGGCGTTCTGAACATGGAAACCCCGCAAGGTGTTCAGGCCATGAACATCGAGTTTCCAATCAACAACTGCAAGACGTTCGATGAAGCGTTCGCGGCGGCACAAGAAGCCATTAATTTGCACGTCAAGGTTTTGCAGCAGCAGTCTATGGCCATCCAGCAGAACCAGATTGCGCAGCAACAAATGGCGATGCGAGCAGCGCAAATACAGAAGGCCATTGGCGGTATACAGATTGCCAGATGAATCAGCCATTCTTGAACAACAGCGCAAGCGAGATGATGACGATGCGCTATTATTGTTGTGGGCTGCTCATGTTGGAAGCCAGTACAAGGGCTTACTGACGGGCGACGGGTGGACGTTTGATCCAAGCTCACAATTCTATATCAGCGACACCAACCACAAGCTATCCGATGATGAACTACGCAGCCTCGCAATCCATTTTATCGGCGGTGTATCAGGCGAAATGCGGGATAGTGCCGTCAAGATGCTTAACGACGGCATCAACCCCGAATCAGTGGCCGAGTGGAAGGCTGAGCAACAGCGAAAAGCAGAGGATGAATATCTCCTATTGTCCATGCTGGGCGCCGGTGGAGGATCGCATATCAATCAATCTGATCTGGACGTTGTAGCGGGCCACCCTACCACACCCAAGACGCCGGGGGCTGGAGTTTTAGACGCTGAGGTACGCCTAAAAGACTTCGCCTCGAAAATTGAGGCTGGTACGGCTGGGAGTGAAGCTGAGATTGTGCATAGGGCTGGGATGTATGCCGAGCCAGGATATGGGGTTTTTGAAACCATCAGGCGTGATTCGCATCAACGCATGGCTGCCGCAAAGGGGTTAAACCTACAGGAATTGAACGTATTAGACGATGGGGCGGCCCATTGCCGGGCTGGGTCGTTCACGCTGAGTTGTCCACAATGCACCGCGGCGGGATGGACAGCTATTGGAAGCCTCCCGGATGTTGGCCTGCGATCCTGTGGCCCTATGTGTCGTTGTCATCTGATATTCCGCATTGCTCCTAAAGACAAGCCAACCTAGCCGCTTTCCCTCCCTCCCAATCGAGGAGCAATCCGCAACCATCATCATGAGCGCGATGGAGCAAGCCGGGCTGAACCCGCGCCGTCATGGAAATCGGCCAGATGTAGCGGAGCAGTGGCAGTCGTGGATTGCGGGGGAGACGACGCAGGGGGAGTTTGTGGAGGCGATGCGGTTGGTTTCGGTTTCGCCCAAAATTCCACCGCAAGGCACAAGCCCATCAGTGCTTAATCATAAGTCGTTGGTGTGACCTAGGACACATCAGGACAACCCCGGACAACCCCGGACAATCACCCTGTTTTACCGAGCCATATAGCGGTAGATGGAATTTGACGTTGGTTGATGCTGGTTGATTTAAAAAAAAACTTTATTTGGGGTCGATTTTACTTGACAACCCCAAATCTCGTCACGGATTTGCAAGGAACAAATTATGCCAAAACTGGATTCGGAAGCGCGGGACGATCTTAGTGACGAAAGCTTTGCGCTTCCAAATCGTCGCTACCCAATTCCAGATGAATCCCACGCCAGAAATGCCCTCGCCAGAATATCTCAATTTGGAAGCGAAGAAGAAAAAGCAAAAGTCCGCGCGGCAGTCAAGCGTAAATTCCCGAACATAGACGTAGAAGGCAAAACGGCGGCAGACGCCACTAACACAGGAGCAAATATGCCAGAGCCAACAGTAGCCGCCGATGCGGGGGCTGGATTCTCAAAACTCAAGATGGGCAACGATGAAGTTTCAGTTCATAAGCCCAGCGGTTCGATGTCAAAAGAAGACGCCAAAAAAGTTCCGGTCGGTTCGATGATTAAACACATCGGCGGTCCCAACGGTGAAATGAAATTCCACGTCAAGGCGCATGAGAAGCAGCCTGGTGGAGATAACGTCGAACCAAAGTTGGAGCAGGTCGGCGGCCAACCATTAACCCCCAGCGGAACACAACCGCACCTCGGGCATCTAGCTCAGCATGATTCCTACGCGAAAGGGATGGGATACAGCACTGATTGCTCGGTTGGCACCACCACCGGCATGAGTGCATGTACACCAGCGTTTATTCTGCAATTGGATGATGCTGATATCTCAGAAGTAGCGCCGGGCAACCTGCCGACGAAGAACGATGCTGGCGAACCGATTTACTACCGCAAGATGGCGATCGCCAAGGTGGGTAATTGGAAGCATCGTGGGACTGGCAATGATCTGGTCATCACTCCCAAGCGCGCCGATGAGTGGGTGCAAAATACCACGGCGCTGAATGCGGCTGGCGTTCAACCTTTCATTCCGGGAATTCACGATTTCAAATACGACTTTAAGAACCCCATTCCAGCCAAACACAACTACGGATTCATCAAGAGCGTGGAACACGACGGCCAGAAGGTCTACGCCGTGGTCGCCCTACATGGATTAGAAGCCTTAAAGATCGCCGCGAAGAATGGGCGTTCGGTAGGAGTTGTCAGTAACGCGATTGATGAGAAGGGAAAACAATATTTTGGTGAGAGCATTCACCATCTCGCCTTGCGGCCCAACCCGGCATTATCCGATTTGGGAGGCATGGCCAAGATCGCCGCATCAGCGGATGGCGCGACGATGGAGATTCCAGTTTACACAATGCCATCCGCTTCAACTCCGGCAACAGACCGGAAAGGATCAAACATGACTCCGGCAATTGCCGCGCAGGCCCGTACCGTATTCGGACTCAGTGCCGATATTCCAGACGACAAGCTCGACGACGCCGTTGCACAGAAGGCAATTGAGCTTGCCCAAAAGATCAAGGATCAAGACAAGCGCATCATCGCTTTGTCTGCCGATGATCCGACAAGTCTCACGCCATCCAACCTCGCGGCGCATGAGTTCAACTCAGCGGCATTGTGGGACTTGGCGGCGAAGAAAGGCGTACCAGCCGGCACGGTCAAGGCACTGAAAGACTTGTTCCGTACCGGCGAGAAGCCCAATCGCATCGCTCTGTCAGCTTCCGCCGAAAACGGTCATCCGTTGGAATTCAACGTGGCTCGCATTCTGGCTAACGCGACGATGCCGATTGGGCTTGAAATGCCGACCGGGCGTGACGCGACTTTCCCCGTGGCATTCGACGCGACGGCCAACAGGCTTACCGATGCAAGGATCGACGAGCTCGCCAAGAAGGCCGGATACATGCGTAAGACGGCCTAATTCATTCACACAATCAACCACAGGAGTATTTAACAATGGCTACAAATGTTGCACGTATGGACCCGGCGCTGATCCTACAGCCCGCTCAACCGAGCATGTATGGGCGTCTGACTCCATCCCCCTTCGGTGCGAATCTCACACTGGCGAAGGGTCAGTCTCTTGGCCGTAAAACCAGCGATGGGAAGATGTATGCTTTTAACCCGCTGGCTACCGATGGCACTAACACCTGGGCTGGCTTTAACGCTCAGTCGTTGGGCACCGATGCCAGTGGAAACGTCTTCTACGTTGCGGGTACTACTACCGCGCAGTGGAATGTATGGGTTCCGCAAAGCCTGTACGGTTCGTTCTGGACGGGTGGAATCTTTATCCCGAATGATGTTTTCACCGCGTCGCCGACCGGAACATTGACAGCGGAAGTGGATACGTTGACTCCAGCGGGGACAATCACCGCGGCTGACAATTTTGTCATTGCGGTTCCCAGTACCGGAGTTGGACCCGACACGGAAGTTAATTTCGTCGCGGTATCCGGTTCGGTTACTCCCACCAACATCGTCACCGGCTTGAAAACAGCTTGGGCGGCTAACCCGATTGCGAACGCTCTCGCTACGGCGACTGGAACCGCAACACTTATTCTGACGGCTAAGACATCGGGCGTTCCGATGAACCTAACCGCTTATTGCGAGGGCGTGGGTACTTTGACGCTGGTTATTACCACCCCAGCAGTTTCCGCTCAGACTGCCGAGGTGGATACATGGACGCTCACGACGGCCCCGTCAACTGGCGATGTGTTTACCATGACGATCACCTATCCCGGCCTCTCAACGGCTGCGGTGACGTTTACAGTAGGCGCTACACAGACGGTAGCGGCGGTCACGGCGGGACTCGCGGCCGCGTGGAATGCCAATAACACGGGAACCTATCCCAGCACTGGCGCATCGGCCTACGCTGTGGCTACCAGCACGGCAACAACCGTTGTCCTGACCAGTGCGAATGCTGGTAGCGCGATGAATGTGGCGATGATCACCACCAGCGCCAGCACCACGATTGCGAAAGCGATCACGACTCCCGCGCTTGGCCGAAACATTGCGGACATTCAAGCCAATGGCCGTCCTGGTGCTTATCAGGATCAGGCAACGGGTTTCTGGATCATTCCGTGAGTAATTAACCGATACGGCGTGGGCCGGGTAGCTCCCGTGTGGGTTGCGAAAACAGACGCAACCCCGCCCACGGCTAAAGTGCTATTCACATCTGTTTAACCCCGCGAATTCTGTTGCGCGATTCCTAGGAATTAACAAATGGCTATATTCAACTTTGTATATCCCGAAGCGCTACAGTTCTTCGAGATTCAACAGGATTTGATGCCGCGCGACGAAGCAAGCCGCGCGGGCCTGAAAATCCTCCCCAATAAGGACGCGCCCACCTTCAAAATTCGCTGGTCGCAAGACGATAACAACTACGGCCTGATGGCTTTCCGTGGCCTGAATGGTCGGCCTACCAAGGTCAATCGGCTCGGCACGAACGTGTTCGAGCAGGAACCGGGCGTGTATGGTGAGTTTCAGGAAATTGAGGAGCAGGAGCTTACCGAGCGGGCGGCCATCAGTGATATCACCAAGCCCATCCCGATTGATGAGCTTATCTTCAAAGCCAACAACCAGATCATCCAGCGCCAGAGCGAGCGTAAGGAATTCTCGGTGTGGCAACTGCTTCTGAACGGAACATATTCTGTTCCGGGTCCGGGTCCGAATGGCGTAATGATCTACACCGATACTTATCCGGTGCAGACGTATTCGCCGGTGATTCCATGGTCAGCGACGACTACGGCTACGCCGATTGCGAATCTCCAGTCCATGCAACAGAAGTGGATCGGTCACTCGGTTGACTTCGGAGCCAAGGCTAAGTTTTACATCAATCAGCAAGAGGCCAATTTCTTGCTCAACAACTCCAACCCCAATGACTTCGGCGGTCGGCGCATGATGTGGGGCAACACGATCAACAACATTGAAGCGGCCAATAGCTACTTCGCCAGCCAGAATCTTCCGCAGATTTTGATTTACGATCTTGGCTTCCAGAATCAGGCTGTATCTGGTGTTGAGACTTCGCTGTCACAGTACACACAGTTCATCCCAACCGGCAAGGGTGTCCTTGTCGGCGTCCGCAGCGACGGTTCTCCAGTCGGCCATTTCATGAACACGATCAATCTCGCAAACCCCGGTCGTGGATCAGGTCCGTACTCTTTCGTGAAAGATTCAGCCAGTGGCCTCAATGCCCCCAAGGAAGTTCCGGGCAAGATTCAGGTTCACCGTGGATTCAACGGTGGTCCGATTCTGGAATTCCCAAGCGCTATCGTGTCTGTTACGGGCATCTAACTTTCACCCACAAGGATAAACTATATGGCAACGCAAACTGAAAGACATACCGGGGTACAGGACAAACCAGAGATTGACGCGCCTGCGCCGACCATAGCGCAAGCTAAACCCATAAACACGCATTTTGTTTCACCGACAGCCCTGAAAAATGAGCGTATTTTCAAAACGCATCAGCATTTTGGGCCATGGTTCGGAACCAAGGAGAATCCGGCGGTGTTTACCGAATCGGAGTTCCGAAAAGTCGTTCTTATCCCCAAAGCAGCGGTTGATTCGGGATCAATAGACCCCGAAACCTTCCATAACGATCTAATTAACAGTCGCAAGGCGCTGGGGATCATTGTGGAAGCTCCTGAATTGCAACCCAAGCCGACGCCTGTTGGGCCAGAGAACACGACTGCTCCCACGATGAAGAACGCTGGTATTGCGGAGTCCACCCAAAGCATCATCGACGCCCGCAAGATCGAATCGTCTGTCGGACAGGTCGATCTTGTCGCGGCTCGCGTTGCGGCTGGCCAGACTTCCGAGGAGGCCAAATCGGCGTCAATGGAACCCATTGTGCGTGAAAAAGGCGCGATTGACCCATCCAAGGTCAAGTAATGCCCTACACCATCAACCAAGACCCATTCACGCAGATCCATGGGGCTATCTGGAGTGCTTTAACGTCAAACCAAACATGGTCGGCGTTCGTTCCAATCGGCAACCGTGTATCGGCGATAGCGGGTCAACCAGCGTCGATGTCACAGATGGGTAACACCATCAATGGAATCAGCGCCCAACCCAATTACATCAAGGAAGCGGCGGTAGAACCTGCGGACACCCCGGAAGTTCGGATAGCGCAGCGCAACTTCGCACAGGATGATTCTGGAACCAGCGGTAAGAACGTCGGTTTTATACAGACGTTCCTTATCCAGCTTGGCACATCTACGCTTTTGCAGGATTTAGCGCCGCTCAATCAGTTGAAGTTTCTGACATTGGTTGCGTTAGAGAAATCCAGGCAAGTTAACCCTACCTTGGGACTCGATGGGCTTGTTCGCATGTTCACCTTAGGCGCCGCACTTGAAAGAGATGCCGATCCGATGAATGAGGATGGCGAGTCTATGGGTGTCAAGGTCTGGTATGCGGTCTGGCCGATTACGGTTTATTTCCAACTTCCCAATTCGGTTTTCATGTCGATCCCGTAATGTCCACCATCCAATCGAATATCGGCCTCACATTGACGGTCGATGTTGACCTATCTGGTACTCGTCAGTTTTTCGATAGCCTGAAATACAGCCTTCAAGATGTCAGCGGCGGAATCATGGGTACGGCGTTCAGTGAGGCCGGTGATTCCTACATGCGGGGAGTCCAAAGCCGATTTGATACGTTTAAGCATGGCGGTGGAGACTGGCCGCCCCTCTCACCGAAGTATGCCGCACGTAAGATGAAGAAGCTGGGTTACGCCACGCTTCTATTCTACACCGGGGATTTGAATCTCAGTCTGTATCCCGGTCAACTGAACAACGTCAAGCTACCTTTGCCGGATGGGATCGTTGTCGGCACGGACGATCCCAAGGCACATTTCCATCAGTACGGAACACGCAAGATGCCGGCCCGACCGATATTGGTTCAACCCGATGATCCGTCCATGCCGCCAACGACTCTCGATGATATGAAGTTCGATCTTGAAAAAGGTTTGCAGGCCCAAATCGACGCGATCGCCAGCAACCTATAACACGGAGTAAAAATGGCAACAACCCTTTCAGCCCCCAATGTCGTAAACCCTACAGTCGGCGCTACTTTCGCTTCATTCATATTCGCCACGGGAATACCGGCCTCCGCAGCACCGACGGTTCAGCAGGCCGATAGCTTGACGGTTGGCTCGTCAGCAGGTCAGGTGAATTGCGGATATTCCGCCAATATTTCCGTCACCAGCGGAACTCCTTTTACGTTCAACCTTTTGAGCGGAAACGATCAATATGGAAATGCTGTTGCGATGGTGCATTTGTGCGCCCTTTTATTCATCAATAATTCCGCGACTACCGCACAGATTTTTACTGTAGGCGCTGGCACTCATCCGGCGATGGGCAGTGACCAGGGAACGGCGCAGGCGAACGGCGGTTGCGTCTATTGGTACAACCCCAACCCCGGCTATGGTCCGCTCGTGGCTGCAACAAACGACACCATAACAATCACGGTTGCTTCTGGAACATCTGTATCCGGAACATTGATCGCCCTTGGCCGAACCACCTAATACTTTTTTGGAGACCTGAAATGGCTACACAGATTCCACCCACCGAAGAAGAAATCCCCGCTCTCGAAAAAGAACTTGTCGATGCAATCCATGCGGAGATGAAGGCAATCGCCGATAAGGCTAAAGCCGACACCGCCAGCGAAGACGCGCGCAAACGCGGAGAGCAGGCCGCTAATTCGATTGCGTCGATTCGCGCCAAGCTGTCCCTCATCCATCAGTAATCTAACCGAGGCATAACAACATGGCTTCAAACCCAAAAACAGGTTTTCTTGCCACCTTCGCGGTCGGCACAAACGAGCTTGATACGATCAGTTGGACGATCCGCCAGACAACGCAGAAGGTCGATTCAACCAGTTCAAAAAGCGGCATCTATCCTATCCCGCTGACAACCTATCTTGGCTTCATGGCTACGATGGTGTTTAACACGGATTTTTCCAACCCAACATTTTCTGGTGGGCCTACCATCGGCGTTCAAACGGTGCTGACAAACCTGAACTTCTACCAGTTGCAGGCTGGTGGACGCGGGGCGCTGGGAACGATCACTACTCCGAGCAGCAATACAAACCCCGGCTGGACGGCAACCCTTGGGACCGTGCTGGATATTACCGATGGTGTCAACGTAGCGGGAACGGCAATCCAGAGGTATTCGATGATTGTGCAATGTTACGGCGTCATAACTACCCCGTACTAATTGGAGGATCGCTTGGCAGAATTACAAGATTTAGCTGGCACGGATATTGATTCCTTTCCGGGCCACACGCTTTCACCACTGACGTTGCCAGACCTGGCATTGGCTGAACGGCAATCAGCCAATCAGTACATACAGAGGATGGAAGAGGCGGTGTCTTTGTTCTCTCCGGAAGTGGCGGAAGTATACCGCGTTCGCGCTGCTGATAACGTGAAAAACACCTTCACCATCGGCTATCCTAATTTTGATTCATGGGCGAAGTCCAGCGCCGGCTTGTTCTTTCTCGCGTGGCTCAGCTTTCGCAAGACTGAACCGAAGATGACGTTCGGTCAGGCGACGGAAATTTGCAGTAAGATGGGGTGGAGCAACCGTAGTGCTATTCTGTCTATGGCGGGCTACAACTTCCCAAAACCCGTAGCCGCGCCGGTACAGAACAACCCACAAGCTGGACAATCGCCTATCGACTCTGCGAGCCAGCCCCAGTCGGACGCGGCTACTCCTACGATCAAGTAAACTCAATGTCACTGGCTCAGATTCGTCACGCCCTGGGCGGCGATCCTGAACCAGACGTGTTTGATTTCTTGAATGAGCATCGCAACACGGCGCTCATGAAAATAGCAAAGCGATTGAACATTCTCCCCTATCAACTCCTGTCTCTACCCACCCAAGACGTTATTTCGCAACTTGAAGCGGAAGGCGTTTTTGTCCTGACACATCAGCTAGAACAAATCCTTATAAACTTTATTAACGGAGATAAATAATGTCGGCTGCGCCATCGGCAGTAAGCATCCTCGCAGAATTCAGGATCGGAAATAGCCAGAATTTTGACGCCGATATCGAGGCTTTGCAATCAAAGCTGGTGGCGGCGTTTGAAGGCATGTCCATTCCGATCAGCGCCGCCGTTACGGCTGGGGTGTCTGAGGCTGCGCCAGCGATACAGCAGACGGTGGCTGCCGCTGTTGGGGCTGGGGTGTCGGAAGGGATGGCGTTAGGTGGTGGAGTTCCTGAGATGGCTTACAGCCCATTCGGATCGGTTGGTTTGGATTCCATTGGGGGCGGTGGCGCTGGTTCGCGCCTCCCTCCCGGATTTGACATGAATCAGGATGAGGGTGGTAGTGGCATCATGGGGCTTGGGAGCATGAATCGGATGCTGTCGGCATTCATGCTGTTGCGGGCGGCAAGATCAGCAGAGGAGTTTTATGTAAAAGACGCTGACATGCAGGAATCTGAATTCAAAGCAGAAAACATGCCGGAGAGAACGGAATCCCAACGGGCTTCAAAGTCTGCGCAAATCATCAAGACCAATCAGGCCGAGATTGATGAGAATGAAGGGTTCATGGGATATCTCAAGGAATCAATTCAACACGGCGGATTGATATCGGGGCTTAAATTCTATGAACTGGATCAGGGGGTTCGGAAGGAAAAGATTGGAGAAGCGGAAGCCGCTGGATCGAATGCGGAGATGAATGTTGACCAGCAAAAGGAAAGGCGCATTCAACTCGAAAACGAACTTACAAAGGCCCATTTCGAGGGCAATGAGGCTTTGGCCAAGCACCTAGAATTACAGATTAATATCAACGCCCGGCAGGAGGAAATGAACGCTATTCATGCACGTTCTGGAGATACCTTTGCATCAACCATCGGCCAAGAAATGCTCTCCGCGCAGACCGCTCGTCAACAGGGAATAAGTTTTCTTTCCACCAAAGAAGACATCCAGAGCGACGTTGATACAAATATGAGGTCTGATATCGATCTGCTTCGCAGCGTCGGACGTGGCGGATCAGCCAATCGTGCAGAATTTGAGATAAAGCACAATGAGGAACGCGAAAAATTGGTGAATGATATTGAGCGAATGAAGATGCCCAATTCGGGGGCAACGCGCGATCAATTGAATTCAGCCGAGAGCCGTCTGGGCGCACTCGACAGAACATGGCCTGCGGATATAACAGCCTTCAATAACAGCATCAACCAAAGCACCAAGTATATTAACGAGCGCACGAGTGAATTAACTCTGGAAAACAGCGGCAATATTTTGGCGGCCGAGCGACAACGGATTGAGTATCAAACCAACAAGGCGGCAGAGGATGCGGATGATGGAACGCCATCCGGTAAATCCAGAGCGGCGGCGATTCGTGGCGAGGGCGCGGCAGAGGAACAACATCTACATGCTGGCATCCGCCTTGAATCCCCCATGCAGGCATGGCTGGGTATGCAGCACTCCGCGATGATGTCACACCCAGCACACGCCGCCACAGCGGAAACCAACCCGCACAAGCCCGGCACGAAAGCGTATCAGGAGTGGGAGACACAGAAGCACATCCGCGAAACGAACGCGGCGCATCACCCAGGAATTTCCGGACCTCACCCCGACGCCTTTTTGAACATGCACGCGCAGAATGAAGCCACCCACAAATATCTGCATGGTCTAACCGCCGGACAGGAGCAGAGCATCCACGATCACGGACTAGGCTACGCATCGGCCCATCGCGATTCGTGGGAGACAGAATCAAAGCGACAGCACGACGCGGCGATGGGAAGGGTGCATGACGCACAGGAAAAGGGCGTACAGGACCGGATAAAGCACGCGCACGAATTTGATGCTGGACTATTGGATCATGCGCACATCAGCCCACCGTCAATGCAGTTTGGTCCGCACGGAGAACGATTGGGCAGCGGCCCGGCATATGCGCCGGGCGATGCCGCTGGGCATCCATCCATTGCGGCGTCAACCGCACAATCGCTCAACAACGCCGCCAGAATTTTAGAGAAGTCCGCGCCCCATATCCTCATCATGCAACCCAACTGATTATGACAGACGACGAAAAGAAAGCAGCACAGGAGCAGGAGGCTAAATATCTTCTAGCCGCGGCTGATTCTCTAGCCAAGGCTCGTGCCGAAAATCCCAACCTTGTTGATCCGGAATTACCGAATATTACAGTACCAGAAGTAGAGTGGATTTTTCCCGGTCGCGCCCACACTCACCATCCTAACGGACACGCGAACACATTGAGGGGTGACGCTAAGCTACCACGCTATGCCGAAAAGGCTAAAGAGATGATTGCCAAGGCTGATGAACTGGACAAGGTTGAGAACCGCCAACTACGTTCTTTGTTTCGTTTCCATAGCCTGGAAGATTACAAGGGCCGACGCCGGGCAATCTACAACCTGATTTACTGTCACGGCCACCATACCGCCGTCTGGCATACCTACCCGAAAGATCAATGGTCCGAAGATGAGGCCAAAGATTTTCATGCGGCGCGGATAAACCATCCCGATTTCAAGAAGCCCAAGATGACGCTGCATGAATTTAACCAGCACGTCAAACGGCAAATAGCAATCCAGCATGGGGAAAATCTTGTGGCGGGGCAGAAACAACAGGAGAAAAAGTCGTGAGCCTTCCGGCGTTTATGCAACCTTTTTCCGTCACTTACTTGGGAATTCAAGTATGGGACGAGGCTTGCGGTGAGACGAAAATAAACCGTTTCGGAAAATCTACCGCTTTCCGGCAAGTGCTGATGTCTTGGCTGGATCGTGTGCCGTTCATCAATGCGGTTGGAGCGTATGCGGGGATCAACGTTGCGTTCCAGCCATTCTACGTTCCGGCAATCAGCTACCCCGACGCACCAGGTTTTCTAGGGTTTGATAGTCTTGAAACGGAGGGGCTGGCAACGCTACCGACCGGCACAACCATCGGTCCTAATGGGATGGTGGGTTACGGGTTGGCACGGATGCGAATAACATTCGCATCACCACCATATCTAGAAATAGATCAGGGCGTTTTGTCGATCGACTTTGCGATTCAGGATTTGGAATTGCCGACAAATATCAACAGTTACTTTTTTAATGGATCATCTTCAACTCCGGTCGATTCCAGCCAAGTACCTGCGCAAGAGGCAACGTTTACCAGCTTTACATGGACAAAATTCAACCTGGCCTCCATCCCCACTTCCACCATAGAAGCGGCCTGTGCTACACCGATTGATAACTCAGGCTTGTTTGGAACCAGCGTAGGCAATCTCCGTCTGATGGGCGTAAAAACCAATCGCAGAATGGGCCAGACTGGCGCTGAAATGTGGGATCAAACGGTTGTGCTGGTCAATAATCCTTTTGGTTGGAACAATGTTTTTTTTCCTCACGCTTTGGGTGGTACTGATACCTTCACACCAATTTCAGATCACGCTGGTAATCCTCCGTTCAAGTTAGACACGGGCGGAAACATCCCGGCGTTATGTGGGCCGTCTGCGAGCTTCTAACCCATGGGATCTAAAGCTGTATCACTTCCCGATGCGCAGGAGGGTGCCGCAGGGGTCATCGACTCCGTACCCGTCTACAACTACAAGAATGCGCTGCTAGGCCAAGCGGCGCGTGTTACGGCTGGCGCTGGTGTTTCGATAGCCAGCACACCAGCGGGTACAAGATTCAGGGCGAGGGTTCAGCCCAATAACATAGTCGGACCCGTCCAGTTCGGCTCCGCCTATTCCGTCCAGGGCTGGTACAACGGCCTGATCATCCTCGGCAGCGCCACTACGGTAGCCAACGGGACGATCCCCGCAGGCGCATTGCCGACAAGCCCACCATCGGGCGGTGGGTTCTACACCGGTGGCGCGTGTCTCATCATCAACCAGCCGGATCGGTTTTTAACTGCCGGGCAATACCCCATTCCAGCCAATCAGATTTGCTGGGTCGCAATCAAAGTTGGTACGACCGGGCCGAGCGATTCGCCAGCCAACACACCCATCTATGCCTGCCAGACCGATGCCGATTTCTTCTGCACCACCTAAATGGCAAACGGCGATCGCATTAAAAGTTTGAGTACGGGGAAGGCGCTCAGGAAACTGAATGGCGAATATCTCCGCCAGACTGGCACCGGTACTGGCAGTGTTTGCGGAGGGTGTGGATGCAATCAATTCCCCTGCGCCGCATGCCTTGCGTCGATGCAGAATCTTTTGGTGGAGATTTCTGGAAACGCTTTTGGATCGGCCCTGAATGCAGCTAGTGGGTACTCCTCCTCAATTAGTACGATAGGTGGGACTTATCCGCTCACTAACATCGGCGCGGGCTTTGGAATTTGTGATTGGTGCGGCTGGTTTCCGCTTAGCGGGCGCATCACCCGCAGAGAAGGAGCGGGCGCGCCGGATCTTTACAAATGCGTCTATTGGCTGGGGGTGGAGGCATATTTCGATGCCAACTTAGATTTTTTTGTGTATGCGTATCTGGAGATGGATCCGCCTTGGGGTTACGGCGCAAACAATTGGTGCGTACTCTTGCCCGGTGAGGTTGCTCCAACAGGCGTTCCCCAAATGCCCTATGTTTTTGTGGGGGCCATTTATAATCAATCTGGGACCGGAACTGGCACCGGAACCGAATCTGGCGCTCAAATTATTGAGGGTTTTTGCCTCAATCCCACGGGAACAGGAACCGGGACTGGGACCGGGACTGGGACCGGAACAGGCAGCAAGCCCACTCCAACGTCGGTCACGGTACAAAATACTCTTGGATACACGTTACAGGGTGTTGGCATTCCCAATTTAGTGGGAGGGCAAGCCGTTTGTACTTGGGGAACGGGCACCGGCACAGGCACAGGATCGGTTTTATCCCCAAGCAGTTGTCTTACGTATCACTCGATTCCTGCTTGCTGCCCTACCGGCACCGGAACCGGCACCGGCACTTCCA